AACTCTTATGTTGTCCAACAAGCCAATGTCTGACACAACGATGGTTCCTTTTTACAAGTCGTTTCTGCTGGGGCAGACGGTGTATCTGGATCAGATTCAAGGACTGCCGGTGCGGGATCTTGAGCTGCTAAATGTAGATACGCTGGCGGCATTGGAGGAGGCGCGGCATAGGTATGCCTCGCTTGAAGACAAGAAAACTGATGATGCTGGGGCAGCGTACCGGCAGGTCAAAACAGCCGGATACTTCCAGGCTGCTATTCAGATCGAGCTGGGGAAACGCTGATGATGGTGTATCTCATTTGGCTGCTGATGATGGCGACTGCCTTTCTGGCGATCGGCAATCATCCTTGGCTGGCGTTGATGACTCTGGCGCTTTGTTTCACGCTGAGGTGCTGTTGCAATGACTGATTCGATTACCCCACCGCCGGAGCTGGTGCAGCAGTGGGGGCACGACGCCAACCTTTCAGGCGTGCCGCATAACGATGAACACTGGGCATACGAACAGCACATCGCCACACGTGCCGCTCAATGGGGCGCCGACCAAGAGCTGGCGGCGTGCTGTGAATGGATTGCTGATTGGTACGGACATGGATGCAATGAAGTAATTGGCAATCTCCGCGCCGCCCGCCGCCCCAAGCCGCCGAGCTTGAAGGAGCAGGCGCTTGAGATGCTTGAGAACGCTTGGGAAGGTGGGCACATCAACAACAACGCTGCCCAAACCATCCGTCGCGCACTGGAGGCGCTACCTGAATGACTAAACCTCTCTCCCCCGCCGCGCTCGCTACGTGGAACGCATTTCTTGAACACTCGGAATGGGAAGTGACACCTGTTGAACTCAACGGAGTCGCCGCCGCGCTGCGAGCTGCTGCGGATCAGGTGGTGCCACCCAGTCTTGAAACAGAGTTTTACGATCGCAATCCAAGTTTGACGCTGCAAAAAGCGGTGGAGATCCGCCAGCGTCTGCTCGCCATCGCCGCCGAACTGGAGGGTGGCAATGACTGAGCTTTTCACAGAAAAACCACCTAAGGTGGTCAAAGTAGATAACACTTACGTTTATGTTCATTTCTTGCAGGAAGTCGAACAAGAGATTCAGCAGAAAGCTTTTGTGGTAAATGCTGGTCTGGACACCTTTTCTAAAGCTGAACTTTTTGCTTACACACTTTTAGAAGCAAGAGGTTATTTTTCTGTATTACCTGAATCAACAAGTGAAGAGACTCCCGACGATGACTAACCTTTCCCCCACCGCGCAGGCTGTGCTGGATGCCTTCAACCGCGAAGCACGTCCAGAGCCTCACCACCAACGAGAAGCCATCGCCGCCGTCCTGCGAGCTGTTGCGGATCAGGTGGTGCCGGAGCCAGACGACATCGACAAAGGATCCTTTTCACTTGCCGCCATTCGCAATCGTTGCAAAGTGCGCGATCAGCTTCTCGCCATCGCCGCCGAGCTGGAGGGTGGCAATGGCTGACACTTTTCGTGCGCTGTGCGCTGAGCTGGCTGATTCCGTAGAGCTGTTGCTTGAAATGCGGAGCAATGATCGACCGATGCGGGTAACAGAGGATCGCCTCGCCCGCGCCCGCGCCGCGCTGGCCCGAGCCGCAGGGGCCGACGAATGAGGAGCTAGAGGATTTCGCACTGCAAAATGGTGGTGGCTATTTCAACTGCGACTGCCAGGAAGAAGCTGACATTCTCACCCGGAAACACATCAGCAACTATCGCGCCGTACTCACCCGCTGGGGCCGCGCCGCCATCGAGCCGGTGCCTGGGGTGGAGGACATTCACTACGCCTGGGAACTGCATGATGCCGAGGGTGAGTGGCAGGCCGGTGGATCTGCCAACAGCTTGGATGATGTTCAACGAGAAGGCAATCGCTACCTGCAGACCTACTCACAAGATGGCCCTCACAAGTTGATCATTGAGCGGCACTGCGTAACAACTATCGAGCCGGTGCCTGGGGTGGAGGGTGCCGATGCTTAACACCCTGCTTGCCCTCGCCCTGCTGCTTGCCCTCGGCGCAGCGGTTGAGCTGTGCATCAAGGTGGCCTTCGTGCGCCTGCTGCCGTTGCTGCTGAGGTTGCCATGAAACCGCTCCAGCTGTACCGCGTGGCCTTCAGCCACGCCACACCGCTCCACCTGATGGCCCGTGACCTTGCTCACGCCATCAGTACGGCTAAGGAGTTGTGCCCCAATGCACTGTTTCTTAGTTGTTGCCTGGTTCCCGAGTGGGATGACCACGAGGGCGATCCTGTACTACACTGCACCCGTTCTGAACCATGAACATGCACATTCTTTCTGAGCACCAGTTCCAGCTGATCACGCAAGCTCTTGACGAGGCCCGTGCCGCGCTTACTCAGTGCCAGCACGTCGAGCTGGATCTGACCAAGCCGAAGCAGACCATCCCGCTGCCCGCCGGCGAGAAGATCACCCGCAAGGCCCAGTCTCAAGGTAAGACTCGCGGGTCCAGCCGTGGGAGGCGGGGAGTGTCGTCGCTGACTGAGGGCAAGGTGCTGGAGATCAAGCGGCAGTTGGCGACTGGCGGTAAGTCGGTGGCCAAGATTGCGACGGAGTTTGGCGTGCATAGCACCACCATCAACAACATCAAGTTCGGCAGGACTTGGAAGAGTGTTGCGCTCCAGCAGACCGCCGAGGCGGTGAGCTGAGCGTGGCTATTCTTCCTGACATAGAGATCTTGACCCTGGTTCGCCGGGGTCTTGTAACTCCTTTTGATCAAGAGCTGGTGAATCCAGCGAGTCTCGATGTGAGACTTGGTGACAACTTGCTGGTGGAGATTCCGACCAGTTACAGCATGGTGCCGTACTCGATTGCGGACTGCAGTAAGGACAAGCCGTACATGCTCCAGCCGCATGAGTTTGTGCTGGCTGAGACGCTGGAGGAGTTTTATCTGCCTGACTGTATTGCTGGGCAGCTAACGCTTAAGTCGAGTCGTGCCAGGGAGGGTATTGAGCATTTGCTGGCGGGGTATGTTGATCCTGGTTACAAGGGGCGGCTGACCCTGGAGCTGCAGAATGCGCGGACTATGCACCCGGTTCCGCTTTGGCCGGGGATGCGGATAGCTCAGCTGGTGTTCCACAAGCTGTCGATGTTGCCGAGTAAGGATTACTCGATGACGGGACGGTATTACGGCGACACAACCGTGCAGGGATCCAAAGGATGAGTGACCCCGTAAACCACCCCACGCATTACACCAGTGGCCAAGTCGAGGTCATTGATGTAATTGAGGATTGGGTGAAGGCGGCTCCAGATGCTGTGGTTGGTGGGCTGCAGTGGCAGGTCATTAAGTACGTCAGCAGGGCGTGGCTTAAGAAGGATCCGCTGGAGGATTTTATGAAAGCTCGCTGGTATTTGAACCGGCTGATTAACAAACTTGCTTGTGCTCCTTACAAAGACTGATGACTGTTTCTTTTGTGCATTGCACGCCTGATGCGGAGCGGCTGATTGTTCGCATGGCCAGGGTGTCTAATCCTGAAAATGCGGATAACAACAAGACCGCTCCAAAGCTGTTGAAGTATTTGATTAAGCACCAGCACTGGAGCCCGTTTGAAATGGCTTCAATGTGCGTGCAGATTGACACTGAGCGCGACATTGCTGCCCAGATCTTGCGGCACAGATCGTTTTCGTTCCAGGAGTTTTCGACTCGTTACGCGCAAACTTCACCGGCAGAGATTCCGCACCAGCGACTGCAAGATGTCACGAATCGGCAGAACAGTGTTGATGGTGTAGATCCTCTGCGCCAGCAGCAGTGGGCGGAGACGATCGGGGAAGTGTTGTCTGACAGTTATCGGGTGTACCAGATGCTGTTGGATGCTGGTATGGCTAAGGAGACGGCGCGTAGAGTTTTGCCGCTATGTACGCCGACCACGATGTACATGCACGGTACTTTGCGTAGCTGGATTCATTACATCCAACTGCGGAGTGCGAACGGGACGCAACTGGAGCACCAGCAGATCGCGCTGGAGTGCCAGCAGATTTTTGCGCGGCAATTTCCTGTAATTGCGGAGGCTGTGTTCGGTGCAGTGTCCTGAGTGTGGATCGTCAAGGCTTGGTGTGTACCGCACCTGTCATGACACGGCGGAATCAGTATTGCGCCAGCGGAAGTGTCTTAATTGCGGGCACAGATTTTTCACGGTAGAAGTGGAATTGCCTGATGGAGCTGCAAAGCACGCTCGGGACAAAAAAGAGAAGATGCAACGGCTACCTGGATTTCTACGAATTGTTTTCTCCTAATGGGTGCATCTAAGAACAGCAGGTTGTGTG